AGCTTCCTTTTTCACACAGCGGCAAATGACTTTTGGGGGTTTGGGCAATGGTTGGAACAGCACAACGCAGCGGTGGCCACAATCGCAACGGCTCCGTCGTGGGCGTGGGCGATGGCAAGCCGCAGTCACCGCGAGATCTCGATTCGGTTGCCGCGGATAAGTTCGACTGGCTGATGGACCGCATTGGAGCCAACAAAAAAAGTTCTCCATTCTGCCGGGCGGACGGGGCCGTGATCGCAGCGTTGGCCGAACTGCTGGCCAGCCAGGAAGCAATCGCAACCGTCCTGAGTCGAGAACCCGACAACGACAAGTTCCTGCGCTTGCGTCTCAACTACGCCGTGCAAATCAGCCGCTATTCCGCGTTGCTCGGTTTGTGTCCGAGAGACCGCGAACGGCAGCCGACAACGGAAGATCCGCAAGACGCCGACCCAGTGTTGGCGATGCTTTCCAAGATGCAGAGGTCGCGTGAAGTCAATTGAGCAAGAATGTAGAGACTACGCTGCCGGTGTCGTCAGCGGCGAAATCGTCGCGGGCCGGTGGGTGCGTCTCGCTTGCGAACGGTTTCAGCGTGACATCGCACAGACCGACTGGTGCTATCGGTTCGATGCCGAAATCGCGGAGAACGCGTGCCTGTTGTTTCCGGTCGTGTTCCGGCACTATAAGGGCGAATGGGAAGGCAAGCCGATCGATCTATCACCGTTTCAAACTTTCGTGACGGCTAATATCATGGGATGGATTCACAAGGAAACGGGGCTGCGTCGCTTTCGCAAAGCGTTTGTCAGCGTCGCACGGAAGAACGGCAAGACAACCTGGGCCGCGGGTCTGGCTATCCTGTTCGCTTTTTTTGACTGTGAGGCAGCGGCGGAAGTCTACATCGGTGCCACTAAGAAAGAGCAGGCCGCAATTCTGTTCGGTGATGCGAAGGCGATGATTCGTCGCAGCGAGACGTTGAAGAAATACGCGGACGTTCGGGTACCGCTGATCGCATTCCCGCAGTCGGATTCGCTTATTCGTCCGCTGGGTTCCGATCGTCCATACGACGGACTCAACCCGCATTGCACCATCAAGGACGAGGTGCATGCCATGACGGAGCAGCACCGCAAGTTCTACGACACGATGAGGACCGGCGGCGGTGCGAGGCGTCAACCGCTGGACCTGACGATCACCACGGCCGGCGATGATAAGTCGTCGATCTGGCTGGAAGAAATCGGGTACGGCCGCATGGTGCTCGAACAGCAGCTAGACGATGAGGAGCTATTCTTCTACTCGGCAGAGATCGACGAAAGCGACGACCCGTTAGACGAGGCGTGCTGGCCAAAAGCTAATCCTGGGCTGGGTGACTCGGTAAAAATCGGCTACCTGCGGTCGATGGCCAGCGAAGCGAGGGCTTCGAAAACGGCGATGAACAGGTTCAAACGCTACCACTGCAACACGCAGACGAGCAGCACCGAGCAAGCAATCGACCTACCGACGTGGGATGCACTCGGCACGGGGCTGTCTGACTGGGATGAGGCCGACGCTATCGGGGCAGGATTCGACCTCGGCGGCCGTGACGACCTGGCAAGCTATGCGTTCGTGGCTCGGTTCTTGGTGGGGGAGGATGAGGACGAACAGCCGATCTACCGATACGAAACCCGCCAGCGGTCGTTCCTGTTCGCCGACAGCAAGCGGGACTTGACGAAGGAACCTTACCGATCGTTCATCGCTTCCGGTTTGATCTCGGTCGAGCGGTACGCGATGGACGCGTTGCAGGCAAGGCTGATCGCAGATTGCCGGCAGATGCCGGTTGAGTTCGTCGGGTATGACCCTTACCAGGCAAGCCAGATGGCAGGGCAGTTGGAGCAGGAAGGGCTAAAGGCTATCAAAATGCCGCAAAATTACTTACACTTCAACGAGCCTATCCGCGTCTTTTTGCAGTCGATGCAGGAAGGCCGATGGGGACACGACGGCAACGACCCGCTAATGCGGTACTGTGCGAGCAACGCCGTTATCGTTCGGGACAGGACCGACCGGTGGATGTTCGACAAGTCGGCGGCGAAAGACAAGATCGACCCGATTGTCGCGATGGTGATTGCGTTACGTGCCTGCATGGCGAGCAAGCCGCGAACGGCTGGCCAGTTGTTTGTTAGCTAAGGAGTTCCAATGGCCACGTTTTCGCTTCGCCAATTTGGCAAACTCGCTTCCGACTTCTACGAGTCGGTGTTTGGCGACGGCAACGGAACGGTAGTAACGCCGCACAATGCGTTGACGTTTCCGCCGATTTGGTACGCCGTCTCTAAGATTAGCGGCAACATTGGACAGCTTCCGCTGGTGCTGCATCGCGAACAAGGCGACCGCCGTGACAAGGCGATTGACCATCCGAGCTACCGGCTGATGAAGGTGAGGCCGAACGGCTGGCAGACGCCGATGATTTTTAAGCGGCAGTTGCAGACGCACGCGCTGCTGTGGGGCAACGCCTACGCCTATGTCGTTCGTCGTGGCAACGTCGTGACCGATCTGTATCCGCTTGACCCTGGCAGTACGGCACCGTGCATGCACCTCGGGCAGAAGTATTTCCTGCACTTGACCGACAAGGACGACCCGCTGCGGCAGATTCTCAACACTGAGGACCGGCAGGTTGACGGCATCCCTGGCGGAGGTCGGATGGTGCTGAGTGACAGCGAGGTAATGCACATTCCCGGACTGGGGTTCGACGGCATTGCCGGCTCGTCTGTCTGGCGGATCGCTTCCGAAAACTGGTCAATCGGCATCCACGCCGATAAGCGGATGCGGAATGGATTCGAGAACGGGTTCAAGTCAGCGATGCTACTGGAGGCACCCGCGGGAGTTTTCCGCCAAGAGAAAGACGCGAAGGAGTTCATTGACAATTTCAATTCCGTCCACTCGGGAAGCCGCAACCCCGACAAGGCCGGGCTGCTTCGCGAAGGCATCAAGGCGAACGTCGTCAGCATGAGCGGAGCGGACGCACAGGTAATCGAGAATCGCCGCTACGCACGACAGGACGCGGCGTTGTGGTTCCTGATCGAGTCGATTCTCGGCGACGATTCAAGTGTTAGCTACAACACGCTGGAACAGAAAAACCTGGCGTATCTAGCCAACTGCCTCGGCACGTGGATGGTGCTTTGGGAACAGGAATGCAATCGAAAGCTACTGACGGAACGCGATCAACTGACGCACTATTTCAAGTTCCACGACCGAGCGTTGCTTCGCACCTCGCACAAGGAGTCGATGGAATCGCTTGCCCGCGGAATCTCGGCAACGATCTACTCGCCGAACGAGGCGAGAGAGTTGCTGGACATGAACCCGTATGAAGGCGGCGACGTCTATTCCAACCCGGCTATCACTGTCCACGACAGCGATGATCCGATTGACGCGACCAGCGACGCAGCCGAGAACGCCATTCGGCACCGCATCGCACACATGATCGGGATTGAGGCAAAGCGGGTGGCGACGGCGACGACCAGTAAGAACTACTGCGATTGGCTTGACAAGTTCTATGCCGGATGGCAGACGCGAATTGCCGATGCCATCGTTTCGATCTGTCCCGAAATGTCGGACGGCCGAGCGGACGAGATCGCGGCCGGCCACTGCGACCAGTCAAAGGAAATCCTGCTAGACGCGGCCGGCCGGGCAACGCCTGACAGCCTGGCGGCGGAAGTCAGCGAGTGCGTGGCGTCGTGGGATTCGCGAGCCGATGGAATCGTAACCTTGATTCGGGAGGGTGTCTGATGTTTGAGTTCAATGCCGAGAGCGGCGAAGTGTACCTGTATGACGGGATCGGCCCGGAGTATTTTGGGTTCATCGACTCGGGCACGATGATCCGTGCGTTGTCGCAGATCAAAGGCCGCGCCACGGTACGGATCAACAGTCCTGGCGGATCGGTCGACGAGGCCATTGCGATTTACGGAGCGATGAAGCGGCATCCCGGCGGCGTCGACGTCGTGATCGACAGCGTGGCAGCATCGGCGGCGTCGTTCATCGCGTTGGCTGGCGAGCGGATCACGATCGCACAAGGCGGTGCGATGATGATTCATTCACCGATGTTCGGTGCCATTTTCTATGCCAACGCTCGAGACTTGCGGAAGTACGCCGACGAACTGGACGTCCATGAGGATCGCGTTGTTGGCTTCTACGCCGACCGGATGAAGAAGGACAAGGACGAGGTTAAGGAACTGCTGGCAGCGGAGACGTGGTACACCGCAGAGCAGGCGGTTGAAGCTGGCCTAGCTGATGCTGTCGGTGACGTGTCCGCGGTGCCTACGGCAATGCCGGAGGACATGCTACGGCGGGCGCCGGAGTCGATCCGCATCGCCGCGGTGGCAGCACAGGCCGGGAGCCGCACACCGTATCCGATTCAGCGTATCCGTGCCGGCATGCTGCTGAGCCGAGCAAAAACGCTTGACACGTTATCCCCAAAGGGATAGATTGACCGCACACGACTAACTATCGCAACTCGGCAACTCGTTAGCGGCCGGTTCGATTGGCAGTCACTTGGACAGAAACCAAGTGCCAGCCGATGGACCTGCCGTTTATTTTTTGGCTTCATCGGTTGGCATAACAGCCATTCGAGGATGACCAATGAAGACCCTATCCGAGCGTATCAAAGCGCTGACCGAGCGAAGGAACGAGTTGCTTGCGGAGGCCGAAGCGTCTGTCGCGATGGCGACCAGCGAGAATCGGGAGCCGACCGCCGAAGAACAGACCCGACTGACCGAATTGGTCGGCGAGGATGGCACCGGCGGGGCTGTCGCGGCTGCACAAAAAGAACTGGTGCGGCTGCAAAATCTGGAAAAGCTCCAGAAGGAGTCGTTGGCGATTCAGTCCGTCAACTTCCGCCCTGACTTCTCGGGAACCGCACCAGCACCGCAGAACGACCGCATCCCGGCACGGGCCAAGCGGCAGAACACTCGTCACTACCAGTCGAGCGAAGACGCCTACGAGGCTGGCCAGTTTATTCTGGCGACCGTCGGCGGCAGCAAGTCGGCACAGCAGTGGTGCAAAGAGCAAGGCGTTGTCGCGACGCACGTTACCTTTGACAATCCGAAAGGCGGCTACACCGTCCCTGAGACGCTGGAATCGGCGATCATTCGGTTGGTCGAGGAACGCGGCACATTTCGTCGCAATTCTCGCGTCTATCCGATCGGCGGTGGTTCGGCACTGCTGCCACGGCGAGCAAGCGGGTTTACCGCAAGCTTTGTTGGCGAAGGCGAGGAAATCACCGACAGCACCGCGGCGTTTGATCAGATCAAGCTGGAAGCTAAGAAGCTTGCAGTCTTGACGAAGATCAGCAGCGAGCTGGATGAGGACTCGGTGGCAGCGCTGGCCGACTTCGTGACGGCTGAGTTTGCGTTGGCGTTTGCCGACAAGGAAGACCGCTGCGGGTTCAACGGTGACGGCACCGCAACCTTTGGCGGAATCAAGGGCGCGAAGAACGCGTTGCTGGACGGGTCGATTGTGGTCGCTGCCAACAAGTCCTTTGGGGCTTTGGTGATCGGCGAGTTCCACAAGATGATGGCTAAGCTTCCGATGTTCCCCGGCATTCAGCCTCGGTGGTACATCAGTTCGGCTGGCTATCACTCGTCGATGGCACGGTTGCAGATCGCGGCCGGCGGAAACAACGTCGCGGATCTCGGCAGCGGGCCGGTGGTCCAGTTCCTCGGCTATCCGGTCGAGATGGTTCAGGTGATGCCGACGGCGTTGACTGACCAGGCGAACGAAAAGGGAACCGTTTATTTCGGTGACCTGGCGATGGCGGCCACGTTCGGCAGCAAGCGGGAGATCACGATTCGTTCGGATCAGTCTCGCTACTTCGAACAGGACCTCACCGCCGTTCGGGCGACCGAGCGTTTCGACATCGTGGTCCACGAAACGGGCACCGCGTCCGTTGCTGGTCCTTTGATCGGCCTGACGTTCAGCGCGTAATCCGCTTGACGCTCCGGGCGGATTTGGTGCCAGCGGGTTTCGGCTCGCTGGCACCTTCAAACACAAAACAAAACCAATGAGGTACATGAGATGAAAGCTTTACAGGTTGCCAAGCGGTCGGTTGTGCTTTTGCCGATTGCTGCGGCTACGGCGGTTCGAACCGCTTTGATCGACACTGATTCCGCAAACGCCGTTGCCGTGACGCTGGTTGTCGGTGCTTTGGCGAACACTTCAACGGGCGTTGGTCCGACGTTGCAGTTCCGTCACAGCGACGACGACACGGCGGATTTTGCCACGTTTGACGCGACGCTTAACCGGACGCTTACGGGTCGAACCGGACTCGTCTCGCTGACGCTGCTGTCCGACATGGCGAAGATCAAGAGGTATGTGGAACTAACCGTTACGCCGGGGGTAACTGTTGGGACCGACGCCGTGATCGTCGCGGCTACGGTCGAGCTTGATCCGGACATCCGGGTCAGTGCTCTTTCGAGCTTGGCGACCGAAGTCGCCGCAGGTTAATTCCTTCCAACCGCCCGGGGCAGACAGTGGGTAAGGAATCGATTCGGTGTGCCGGTTTGATGACGGCGGGACGGTATGAGAATACTCGTGCCCGAAACGTGATCGATACGGCGTTTCGGAAAGCGGGTATTCCGCTGAGTGTCAGTCTGGGGGTTTACTATCACCAGTGCATGCAAAACATGATGCTCGACACGCTCGAGCTGGATGTTGATTACATCGTGACGGTAGACGGCGATTCGTTCATTGCATCGGATCAAATCCTGTTGCTGCTAAAGGAAATGGTGGAAGACCCGACACTTGACGCAATCGCAGCGATGCAAGCAAAGCGTGGGGAGAACGTGATGCTTGCGGGATGCGACGGCGAAAAGACGGTGACGGTAGGGCCTGAACCTATTCGAGTTGACGCCGCACACTTTGGGCTAACCGCGATCAGGGCGGAGGCGTTACGGAGGACGCCTTTGCCACTGTTCTTGCCAGTCCCGAACGGCGAAGGCCGATGGGATGAAGGTCGAATCGATGCCGACATTTACTTTTGGCAAAACTGGAAAAAGGCGGGTAACACTCTTGCCGTTCATCCTCACGTCCGCATCGGACACATGGAGGAAATGGTGAGCATGTACGACGCCAATTTTCAACTTCATCACGTATACCCGAACGAATGGGAACCAGCGTGAGCTACGTCACAGTTCGATTTTTAAAAGCGTGGCGAACGTGTCCGATTGGATTCGAAGGGGAGACTACAAGTGGTGCTGCACAACTACTGTTCGAGCGGGGAATCGCGGAGCCGGTCGAGTCAGCCGATCCGGTGGAAGCGAACAGCGGCACCGACAGAGGAACCGGTGACGTTACGCCAAGCGAAGGAACACCTCGGCATCGCGGCCGGCGACGACACGCACGATGACCGGTTGCGACTGGCGATCCAAGCGGCTCGCGAGGAATGGGAACGCGACACGGACACGGCGACGACCGAAGGCGAGTTTCGCCAAGTGTTCGAGCAGTTCGACCAATCGCTACCGCTGACAGTCAGGCCAGCAACGGCGGTCGAGGAAATCACGTACATCGACACGGACGGCACTGAGCAGACGCTATCGACGAACGTCTACCAGCTCGACGAGTACAACGGAACCGTGAGACTGCAAGCCAACCAAACGTGGCCGGCAACACGGCAGCAGTTTGACGCGGTGCGAGTGGATTATATCGCTGGACAGTCAGCAGCGTTGGTTCGTGCTGACATCAAACAAGCGATGCTGTTGAAGATCGAACACAGCTTTGATGCACTCGGCGGGACGATTGAAGGCGAGCGGGCGACGCGGGCTTACGAGCACATGGTCGGCAAGCACATCCGGAGCACCTACCCGTAATGCACCGTCCGAACAGCTTCACCGTTGGCCGCATGCGATACAAGGTCGATCTGCAAGAACAGGTCGACGTTGTGGATACGCAAGGTCAACCGGTGACGACGTGGAAAAGCTACCTCTACGACGTGCCGGCAGACTTCGAGGAAACCCGCGGCGGGCAGATGTTTCGCGGTGGCCAAGTGCAGGAGGGGGTGACGGCGGTTTTCACTATGCGGCAGGTCGACCGGATGCAACCGCAGGACCGGATCGTATTTCGCGGCGAGTCATACGGCATTGTGTGGGTCCAGCCTGTCGGCGGTCGTGATCGGTATCAGATCGTCCACGCGAAGGTGGTGAAGTGATCAAGATCAAAACCACGTTTGACGCGTCGCGAGTCAATAAGGTGCTTGCACAAGTGCCGGCCACCTCGGCGAGCGTTGTCTACACAAAGGCACTTCCAGCGGCGGCGAAAGTCGCGATGAACGCAGCGAAACAACGGGCACCTCGCAGTGCACAAAGCGGCAGTGCGGATCGGCAGTCGGCAAAGAGCAAGGCGATTTGGGGAGCAAGACCACTGTCAGAACTAATTTTCTGGAAGGTGGTGAGGGTTCAAAACTCGCTATCGTTCGCACTGATCGGGCCGCTGCGTCCGTGGGGTAACAAAATCAACTTCGTGGCACCGTTCAAGAAGACCAGCAAACGGGTGAAGCTTTGGGGGCGCGATCCGACCAATGTGCCGGCAGAGATGCCTAAGTCTGACCGGTTTATGGAACAGGCTGCTGACGAAACGCGAGGCGAGCAGCAGCGTGCGTTCGTTGGTGCGTTGGTGAAACACGCACGAAGGGAGTTGAAGAAACTACGTGGCTGACGTGGGCGCATCGTTTCGGGCTGTCGTTGTGGCAAACGCTACCGTTGCCGGGTTGATCGGTACGCGGATGATTCCCGACGAACTGGACCAGAACGCAAAGGTACCGGCGGCAACATATCACCGGATTAGCACGACGCACGTGGAAAGCCTGCAAGGCACCGACGTGTTGCTGGCGTCGACCGTCATGGAGGTCCGTGCCTATGGCAAGACGAGACAGCAATCAATCGACTTAGCCAACGCCATCAGGCGATCTGGCGTTAACGGAATGCGAGGCACCTTCTCGGGTGTCGCGATACGGAGCTGTTCGACGACAGGCGGAAGGCGGGACTACACCGAGCCGCCGATCGATGGCACGCACGAGATGCGTTACATCGCTTCACAGGATTTTAGGATTTTTTACGAGGACAGTCCGACATGACCAAGAACGCAATTACCGGCAACGGCGCGACCCTCGCGGGCAGCGTCTACACCGTGGCACTCGACATTGTTTCCATCGGCGAAAACGAGCGGAGCGTTGAGGATCTCAACATCAGCGTGCTGAGTTCCACCGGTGCCCACAAGTTCATTCCCGGCGACCTGTTCGACGGCGGCGAAGTCAGCATGGTGGCACTCGCACGGGTTGGAGTTGCGTTGCCTGCACTCGGCGGAGCAAACCAGACTTGGACGCTGACGTTCCCGAAGGAGAAAACCACGGACACCGCGGCGACGCTTTCCGGAACCGGCTACGTCAAGTCGATCGGTTCGCCATCTTTCGAAAACGACACGGTTGCCACAATCGGCATCACAGTCAAGTTCGATGGCAAGACGGGCCCGGCATACGCGGCAGGCACGGCGGGGGCATGATGATCGATCTACAGATTGAGGATCACTTGATTGACGACGAGCCTACCGACGTTCAGCGGGTGATCTGGAAAGGCGTTGACATTGGCTATGTGTACCGCCAATCGATGCACGTAACCATCTATCAGCGGATGGACGATTCAGAGCGGCGGCAGGTGCTCGCTGCGATTAACAAAGAGCTACCAGGCGAGCGGTATCTATCGGTGCCGCTTGGCGTGGAGCAAGTCGACGAGGAGCAAGAGGAAGATGACGACGACGATTAGCAAGGCGGCACTACTGGCCAAGTGTGAGCGACGGTATCGAGAGGTGCCGATCGGCGGTGGGGAGTGTTGTCGCATCCAATCGCTGACCGAGCGAGAGCGTGCCGACATCGAGTTTCGCTTGTTGAACAGCAAAGGGTCGGTCGACGTCCGCAAGTTGCCGGAGAACAAACTGCGAACGCTGTGCGCTTGCATGGTGGACGGAGAAGGCAACCGGCTATTTGCGGACAACGAATGGTCGCAACTTGAAGCACTCGACAGCGGCGTCATCGCCAAGGTGTATTCGGCCTGCCTCGAGCACATCGGCTTCGAGGATGCAGAGGTTGAGGAACTGGTGGGAAAATCCGACTGAGCGAGCGTATGCGGCTGGCCTGCCGTGTCTGTCTCGCTCTTGGCGTCGATGATCCGGAGGCGTGGCTGGACCGTGCACCGCAAAGAGTGGTCGCGGTTTGGAGAGCGTTCTACCGGTTGGAGCCGTGGGGCAATGACTACCAGCGGCATGCTGTGGAGGCTTCGCTATTGAGCCGAATCAACGCGACGATCGGGGCAAGTTTCGGGGCGAAGCTAAAACCGCTCTCGTTCGCGGACCTAATGCCGCAAGAGTGGGATAGGCCGGAAGCGATCGAGGTCGACTCGGCATCGATCAAACAAGCACAAGCGGCGATTGCTGCTAAGTGGGGAAAGAAGAATGGCAACTAGCCTAACTGCGTTGGTTATGAAGATCGGCGCGGATACATCCGAAGTCGACAAGGCCGCTACGAACATGCAGCGGACCATGCGAGAGGTGAACAGCGTTCTGCGGCAAGCGGAGACGCCAGCGGACAAACTGAGAAAACAAACGGCAGCGTTGGAGGCTGCATTCAACGCCAACAAGATCAGTGCGGATCAGTACCGCAAGGCGATGGACCATCTCAACCGCAGCACCGGCAAGGCAGTCGAGACGAAGCGGAGCCTGCTGAAAGCGCTGTTGCCGGTCGTGTCTGCGTTCCTCGTGTTCCGCAAGATTCGCCAGTCGATGACGGAATTGGACGCGACGATTAAAGCTGCGGCATCCGTCGGCGAGTCGGTTGCAAACTTCCAAGCACTGACGCACGCCCTAGGCGAAGTCGCCGGAATGAGCGAAGGACAGGCATCGACGGCAATTAAGATGATGCAGGTTCAGCTATCCAATGCGGCACTGAACGGCGGCAAGGGAGCGGAGGCAATCCAGAAGCTAGGTCTATCCGTCCGCAGCTTGATGGCACAGAGTCCCGCGGAGCGATTTAACGCGCTGGTGAAGGCGATCGCAGGACACAAGAACGAAGCGGAGAAGGCAGCGCTCGCACAAGCCGTGTTCGGTCGTGCGGCGAAGGACGTGATGGCTGCGGTAAACGCACAGGCCGGCGTGTTCGAGGATTCGCAGAAAGCCGCACGGGATCTCGGGCTGACGCTTTCGCAAGAACAGGCGGCAGCGATTGAAAAGCTGAATGATGCAATCGCTAGGCTGCGGAAGGTTTTCACGATGGCTTTCGCACAAATGGCCATCGCCATTGAGCCGATCGCGATGCAGGTGTTCAAGGTAGCGGAAGGTGCAAGCAAACTTTGGAACAGCCTGAGTGCCGTTGCCAAAACCGCGACAGTGGCGACCGTGGCAACGATTGCGTTAGCGGTGGCGATGCAAGCGTCCGCGCGGGCGATGATTACCGTTCTCGCACTCAGCGGGCCGAAGGGTTGGCTAATCCTCGCGGGAAGCATTGCGGCGGCGGGCGCGGCTACCTGGGCATTCAACAAGTTCATCGCACAGACGCCGGAAGAAATCCGCAACGCTGCGATGGAGGCTGGCAATCTTGAAAGCACGATGATCAGATTCGGCCGACAAGGCAGGACGGTTTCGGAAGAATACAGAACGCAAAAAGCCGAACTAGAAAAGCAGTTGCAAATCCTGAACCTCGGGGAAGACGCATACTTGAGAATGCAACAGTATCGCCAGGGCATGAACCAAACGGAAGTGACGACGCTGCAAAATCTTCGCGACGAGATTCGCATGGTGGAGATGCGGCAAAAGCGAGAACAGGAAATCGCACGAATCCGCAAGCAAGCAGCCGAAGCATTCACCGCCGAAGCAAAATCAGCATTGCAAGCGGCAAGGCAGTCGTTCGCGGTCGAACGTGAGCGTGTCAAGGTGATGCGGCAGGCTATCGCCGCGGGACCGGACAGCATCTCAGCAGGAAGCAGCGAGGCGGCGGCGTTCGTCGCGGGATTGTCCAACGCTGCCATCGCAATGCAAGCCGCACCAGACGCAACGCCAGGCGAGCGGGAGATCATCAAGGAAGCACAGCGGCAGCTCGAGTTGCAACGGCAACAGTTGGCAGAGGAAAAACGGCTAGTGACTGAGGTCCAGCGATTAACTCGAGTCACTCAGGAAAACGCGATCAGGAGGGTTCGCTAATGGGAACGCTGGAAGGACTAGGTAGGGCTGTCGGGAACGTCCGTCTGCGATCGACTAACGGTGTGCCGGTGCTCGAGGAAACTTATGCGTTTACTGTGCTGGCCGCTGCTGCGAACGAATCCTATGCCAGC